CATTCCACTACGGAACTGATCGGCGGTGACGTAATCCACGCTGTTGATGCGCTCCACGGTGTAGCGAACGTCGATTGGTGCAGCCACTGCAGTGCCGCCGCCCATTTCGCCCCCGGCCTGTTCGCCGCTTCCGGGAATGACACTGGAACCACGGGCGCCAGCCGCATAGCGATTCATGGCGCCACGCATCTTGCTGGCCGGGATGACATATTCGGGCTCCCCGCCTTCGGCAATCAGTGCGTTGGTTGGACCGGTGACAAAGCCTCCGTCGGCAAACAATTGAAGCCCCGGAGTAAAGCCCTGCGAACCAATACCAGGACCGGAAAAGGCTTTTTCACCTAGACCCTCTGTCCCTTTAATACCCGTGCCACTGCTCATGCCGCTAAGGGCATTGAAGATGGTTTGCAGGATGATCAAGGTCATCTGCTTGGCAATAATTTCAAGCGCCATACTGATAAACGCTTTGCCAATTGCTTGGAACGCATCAGCCAATGCCTCTTGCGTTGATTTTGCACCGGTTATGACATCACCAAAGGCAGTGCTAAATGCGTCGCCAATAGCAAATGCACCCTGGGTAATTGTTTCAGTTGCCAGCTTGATTGGATTTAAGTCATCCTGAAGCTTTTTGATTTCTGGCGCTAATCCATCTGCGATTTTGCCTGCAGCATTTTTGTTGCCAGCCAGCTGAGGAAGATCAGCAGCAAATCCATCCGGCATGTCTCTTTTGCCGAAAGCTTTTTCGCCCAGCCCTTCAAGCTTGCTGAAATCAAGTCCGGCAATTTTCTCAAATATCTCAAGCTGTTCCCTCAGGATTTCTAAATCAAGCTGTCTAGTTTCTAATCTCTTGATCTCGTCATTGATAATGCTCAGGTTGATGCGCTGTTCAGCATTCTTCAGTTCTGCAATCTGTTCAGCGCGGTCCTGATAGTCGTATTGGATCTGAAGGCGCTTGCGCTCAATCTCCGAAACCTCACCAGTCAAAACAGCTTGACGAGAGAATTGAGTAAAAAGCTTTTCGCCTGTCGCCAAGGACTTGGCTAGTTCTTCCGCCAGTTTCTGAGCTTCATCCTTTTGCTTTTTAGTTCTACCGCCAGTTGTACCTGGCAGGGCAGATGGTGCCCCAGTCGCATTGATCGGCGCTATCGGAGCTTCAAGCCCCAGCATCCTGTCTAAATCTTTTTGGAGGCTTGCCCGAACCTTTCTTGCTTCGTCAATCTTTTTCCTTAGCTGCTCTGCCGTTTGTCTACCGCCTTTGGTTGTCTCGTCAGCCTTGCTTAATTGATCTTGGTTGTAAACAACGATTTCATTTGCTCTTGCTATTTGAGCTTGTAGTTCCGCTTGTGTTTTGCCGCGTAAATTTATCAAGAAATTTGCATAAGCTCGCTCCATGTTTTGCAAACCCTGCACGAAGCTATTAACCATGGCCGTAATATCTTGAAGAATATTCTGAAGAACTGGCGCGAATGTCCTGCCAATGACTTCGGAAAGATCCGCCATTGCCTCACCCAGCGAGTCCACGGCTCCGGCATATCCAGCGGATCCCGCCGCCGCAGCGTTGCCTTGATATTGCTTTTCAACTTCTGTAAGAATAAAGTTTTGCGCCTCTAAAGCACGATTGCTTTCTACAAGTTCTTTTACTAAATCTTTTTGCTGATCTGTAAAAGTCGTCCCGCTACGGCTCAAGGCAGTCATGCCCTTCACGGGATCCTCCAGTGCTTTGGCTAACTGCAAAAACGAACTGTTGACATCCTGTTTAGTTGTCGCAGCAATGTCAGCCGCGGCATTAGCAACCCTTGTGTATGAATCAACTCCAATATTTCTAAAAGAGGTCAGAAGCGCAAAGCCTTGGCGAAAGTCGTCCTCATTAAAAAGCGTTTGTTTGCCTAGCCGATCAGCCGCCTTCTGAAGCGCTTCAATATCAGAAGCTGTTTTGCCAAGCCTCTGCAATCCTTTAGTCAATATCGCAGTATCAGCTTGACGATCAGCAAAAGTGTTCAGGCTTTTATTTAGAAGCTGAACGGCACCAAAAACCGCGACGACAGGGCCTAGGACCGACCTAAAAGCAATGCCAAAACGTTGGACATTCGCGGTGGCCGTGGCAGCAGCTCTGTCAGTACGCTTGATGGCATTAGCCGCGCCATCCATCTCCTTTTTGAACCGCGCCGCATTTTGAGTCGCATTGCGAGCGTCAAGATTGACGGCAACATTGGCGACGACAGACACGGCCCAACCCTCTTGTTAAAAGCAGTCTACCGGCGCCGTTTTAACTGACGCTCCTGCTCTTCATTCAATAGGTCAAAATATCCGCTCCACAACAGCAGCTCCTCAAGGGTCACCTCTGCGCTAAGTCGAGCCAACGTATAGCCCAACTCCTTGGCAACGCCAAGTTGCAGCAACAGCAGGTTGTCTTTCTTGAGTTCAGCTTTTAGCGCTTTTCATGTCAATCTCTTCCTCTTCCTCAGGGTTGGTCACGATCGCCAGCATCAATGCCTGCAGATCCGCGTCCATCACATCGTTCTTCAGCTCAGCGATCTCGCCAGCTTGAAACAGGCGCTTGCCGGCATCGTCCACGGCCTTGGTGACCAGCAGGTTCAGCGCAAAACCATTGGCGTCATCACCACCAGGCATCTTCTGAGCGCGTTCACGCTCTGCCATGGTCAATGGTGCCGAGTAAAACTCAAACTCCGAACCATCAGTCAACGTCACCACACGCTTAACGGGCGTCAGGTTTGCAGCCTTTTTCAGACGGGCAAGGGCTGACGAAGCAGGCGCAGGCATAAAAATGGGGTCTTTGTTATCACTTTAGACATAAAAAAGCCCCCGGTGCAACCCAGGGGCGAACATTCCAGCGGAAGCTTATCAGGCGGAGGTGCTGAAGTCGAAGGTAGGAACACCAGCCGGGCGGAAGGTGATTTCAACCTGCTGAGCGTCGTCAGGGTTGATGTTCATGCTGGCAGTCAGCAGAACGGCATCCATTGCGATCGAACGGCTCAGGGCTTCAGTGCTCTGCTTGTCGGTGTAGAGCTTGAAGGCGCAACCAACTTGCTGACGCTGCAGCACGTCCTCCACCATCCGGTTGGACAGGGCGGAATCTTCGTTGGTCACATACACCGTGGCGGTGCCGTTGCCATCAGCGAAACCAGGGATGTAAGCACGGAAGGGTGCATACTGACCGGCGGTTTGACCGATGGTGGTCACGTCGATTTCAGAACGGCTGATCTCAAAGGACCAGGACTGAACCTGACCAACAGCGGCGTAATCGGCGTAAGCAACTTGGAACTCGTTAGGAGCAGCTGCAGTGCCGTCGTCAGTGATGGTGATGGTGGAGCCGCCAGCGGTAGCCGAGACCTGAAGAACGCCGGTTGCCGGTGCGTAGGCAATGACGTAATAGGTGGTGCTCAGGCTGATGCCAGCAGGCAGGGTGCCGGTGCCAGCGCCGCCGGTTTGGCTGTTGACAACGCTGAATTGAACAGGATCACCAACCTTGAAGTTGAGATAAGGCTCAACCGTGATCTCGTCGTCTGCAACAGTGACACCAGATTCACCGAAAGTACCGGTGGTGCCAGCGGGCTTGTAATAGAGGGCGCCGGACGTACCGGACAAAACAGTGACAGCCATTGTTGTGAACGGTAAGTGGCTGGATTGATTCTAGCTTTGCTCGTAAGCTTCAAAAGTGATGGCCACTTGAGTCTGGAAGAATCCTTCTGGCGCAGCGGGTTCGATGGTGCGCGGACCATTTGCAGCGTCAAATTTTATATTTTCTAGCTGTAAACGTGAAAACAGGTCGATGCAGCGCTGGGCAATCGTCAATCCAGCGCCAGGGCCTTTGCCGCGAGGGCTAAAAATGTTGAATACCAAAGTGCCATTGCGACGATCAAAACCATCACCAGTGCCGCGGCTTGATGTGGTCTGAATGGTCATGTAGGCAGAGTCACCCCAAATGATGCTGCTTTGAATCCAACTGGCATTATTGGGCGGCGTGAACGGGACGTTCTGATACGCGACCTGAAGCACCGGAGCCGATGCAAACTCAGTTGCAATACGGCCTTCAATATGTGAGCGGAGAGTATTGAGGCTCATTGTTGGCGTCCGATGCGGTCGGCTTCAGCGTTTACATAAGTCTGAAGGTTTTTGGCAATCGAATCAACCCAGCCTTCGGGAACGCCAGTGCGACGGCTTCCATTGATCGCCAGTGGCTCGGCGTAGATCAGATTGTTGTGCAGGCTGTACACGTTGCCAGCTTTCTCCTGCCCGAGCTGATAATTGACAGCATTTGGCGGGGGCGGTGTTGGGTAACTGCCTTCTGGTACACCCTTGAATGGCGCAGCATTTTGACCAATCGCCCAGCTCGCACGGAAGCGGCCAGTATCAACGGGGCTGTTGTTTTTCAGTACCTTGTCGGCCTCAAGAACCGCAGCCTTCAGCAGATCATTGAATTGCTTTTCGGCGTAATCGCCAATATCGCCAATCTTGATCTGCCTAGCCATATCACTCTCTCAGGTACATCTCAAACACGATAGCCGTGTTGTCCTGCTCAATTCGATTGACCTGAATGCACTGAAAGACACGGCCAGACACTGACACTTGGTCAGACACCGCAGGCTCAAAGCTCAGGTCAGCCGCTGCAATGGTCAGCTTCTTATCGCTGCCTTTGACCAGATCGTTGACCTCACGCTGTTGTACCTCTTCCAGTACACCTTTGATTGTGGTGTCGCTGGTGGTTGGCGTTGCCGTACCCGTTGTGGGGTTGTAAGCACCAGTGGTAACGCGGCGGATTGTGATCGAACCGCCAAACTTTGTGATCAGCTTGCGAGCCGTTTTCTGCAGTGAGGTCGAAAGCGCCA